TTCGCTAAATAAAAATTGGACGTTCAATCCATACATATTTTACAAGACAAAAGCACCTGAAAAGGTGCTTTTTTTTGTGCAAATTTTCAGTTGGCGAGATCTCAACGAAATGGATTTAAGGGGATATAAGATGCCAAGGGTGGGGGCTTGGGGGCGGGGGTTCCTCGCCCCCTTTCGTAATTCTTATATCTCTAGTGCTTGTATCGTGGTAGGCGGGTAGAGGGCTGTAGGAGGGCATAGGGGGCATCTTTTGGGCTTGCCCTCTATTGGATTCCTTACCGACCTTGTACACCTTACAGGGGCTTATATCTGAGTCGGTTGTCCTTGCTTTCCTGTGGGTAGCAGAGCCTACTCTTAATTGCATGACCTTGCATCGCTACCTTTGGACTATTCGTAATGTATAGATGTCTTCTCATTCTGTCCGTTTTCGTAGTTTATTTTAATTTTTGGTTTTTTGGAAGGTTCGGGGATATTTGGTTCTAAGGTTACTCCGAGTAGCCAGTTTAGACTTACATTGTAGAATTGAGCTAATGTGCCTAGAGTTTCTAATGTTGGTTCTAAGTTTCCTGTTTCATATTTTGTGATTGTAGACCTACTAATACCTGTAATATCTGCAACTTGTTGTTGCGTGTATCCTGCATCTAATCTGGCTTTTTTAATTCTAGTTGGAAAAATTTCTTTGTACATTTATATCCCTCCTTTTGTTCAATTTTATCACTTATTAATAAAAACTAGTGTTCAAAATCATCACATTTACATGTTCCAATTTTGCGCAAATAGTGATAGAATTGAACATGTAGGATATTTATATATTACACTAAAGTTTAAGAAAAAATCAATGAAAAGAAAGGGTGGTTATTATGGCATTGAATATTATAGGCTGTCAAACTTTAAGCGGTACATATGAGGGTCATGAGTACAACAAGCTAAAGCTCCACTGTATGAAAGACCCTGATAAAAACACCATCGGCAATGGTGTAGAGATCATCAGCTTGAATATGTCCGATTGTGCTGATCTTCTGAAATCAGTAGGGGGAGAGCTTAACGGCTTGATCGGCAAAAGAATCGACGTGTACTACAACCAGTACCGCAAGCCTAGCAAGGTCGATATATTGTAACCATGCGGTACAGAGTTTTAATCCTAGCTTTAGCGGTTTTGCTTTCAATTCCGCTCTCAGTTTACGCTACAGAGTCAATGTCAAGCAGTGAAGCGGTAGAGGTCATTAACGAAGAAGAACCAGTCAATAGTGGCTCAATCCCATCTGACTGGGAAGATGGTACAAGCTTAGAGGATAATGTTCGGATGATCCGCTTATATCTTGAATTTACTATCTTTATGGTTTTTCCTCTTGTGGTTGCGGTGTTTTCAATTTTCCTTGGCTGTCGCTGGTTTGGCAAGACTTTTGTTAGGTTTTAATGCAGTTAGCTGCTTAAAATACATATTATTTAATTTTTAAGGAGGTTTTACCATGAATGCTATGCTTTTAAATGCTGAAGCTGGTGTAGCTATTACTACCGAGATGCTGAAGCCAATTGTCGATGCAGTTACATCTAATATCGGTGTTATCCTTCCTGTCGGCATTACGATCTTCGGCATCATGCTTGGTATCGGGCTTATCCCTCGTATCGTCGGCAAGTTTGCTTCTAAGTAGTTTTTCCAACATTCCAATCAAAAGGGGACAAGAATTGAATATTCTTGTCCTTTTTTCTTAGATAAGGAGGTTTGAGTATGGTTGTTTTTGATGTTAGTTATTTGCAGACATTTCTATCTACGATCAAGTCTGCAATTGGTGTCAGTACCAATATCGGTATTTTAATATTCGGGTTTTTGATGTCAATCTTGCTTGTTATTAGGATAGTCAAAAGCTTCTCTAATCCGAGGTAAAGAGTATGAAAAAGATGTTTTTTATGATTTTTGTCATGTTTTTTACTTTGAATTTTTCTGTTTCTGCTGCAACCGTAGCCAATAGGGGAACTAAACAATTATCGGAACACGCTAGTTTATCGCCTTATGTTGGTACTGTTGGCTTTGATGATCTAATTGATCAAGGCTTTCAAGTACTAAATTTCTCACAATATACAAAATTAGATTCTGCAAATTTAGAATTTGTAAATCTATTTAAACAAGTTGTTCAGGGTACTAATACGGATTATTATCCTTTAGCATATCAGTACAAAAATATTAGTGGTACTGTTGATGCAATTGTTTTTATGCTTATTGATAAGTCAAAAGATATATCGCTTGGTTACCATACAGACGGCAGTGTTAGGTTTAATGGTACTTGTAGGCGATTTTATATTTACTTAAATAAAAATTTAATTACAAGTGATGCGACAGCGTATAAAAACTTTTTGGTTTTTGACGGTGCTGCTTTTAAAAATTATATTTTAATGGGTGATTGGTTTATTGATTTTTTGCATAGCAACGATCATTTTTCAGAAATAAGCAATGAAAATTTATTTGTTTTTTATCCGAAACAGAATAAGGGACTTTCTTTTAATTTTGCAGGTCATCAAATTAATATGAAATCCACTATTTTGTTTGAAGAAGAAATTCCTGAAAAACCTATTGATCCCGATCCCACCGATCCTGATCCGAAACCATCCTATCAACTTCCTTATGACAAATCAATTTTTGAAAGCTTTGTTTCGGTATTAAAAGGGATTCTAGTTGCTCCCTTGTCTGTTGGTATTTTTTTGTTTTCTAATTTTTTCTTTATAGCTTTTTTGATCAGATTTTTTAAAAAGATAAGTAGGTGATAGCATGAAAAAGATAATTGCTCTGATCTTAGCTATGTCTTTCTTGTTTTCTTTTTCGGTTGGTGCTAGTGCTGCAACAATGGAAAGTGTCGGCACGAAAAAACTTGTTAACCATCCTTATCTTAGGTCTATTGCATTAACTTCAGGTTATGAGGATTTAATTAATCAGGGATACAATGTTTTAGGTGTTTTCCCAACCTCTAAGCTTGCGGAAGGCGGTAAGCAGTTTTTGCGTGATTGGTTTTCTGCTTTAATGGGGGTGGATGAAACTCATTTTGTATATCTTACATCTTCTAAAAGTGGAACAGACGCATATTTGAGTTTTATTATGGTTGATCGATCAAAATTTATTGGATTTACTAAATCTTCTTTTGATAATAGTTATGTTTTGAATGCGTCTGGTGGAGTTAAATCCATTGTTTTTAATGTTACGACTAAGCAATGGCATTCTTTAGCTCCAACAACTTCAGATCAAAGTTCATTTGTCCCTACTAATACAAATATGTTTCTTCTTTGGGGTGATCAAGTATTTGATTATTTTGTTTCTTCTGGCGGTTTAGGAGCTATGCATGCTGATTATTTCGCTTATCTTCCTAATGGTGGAGGGATTGCTTTTGTGGATGACGATGGCCTGCTATCTCCTAAAGAGCCCGATCCTGACCCAGAGCCATCACAACCACCACCAGTTACCCCAGAATTTCCGACAATAGGGGATACCGATAATCAGTACATACCCTACAAGACTAGCCATTGGAATAGCTTCTTGCTATCCGTTCGGACGGCAATAGGTAATTCTACGAATATCGGCTTAATTATTCTAGGGATGATATTCTCTATATTGCTTATTATTCGGATCGTGAAATGGTTTGCGAGGGTGTAGGGTATGAGGTTACATAAAATCATAGCTATCATGCTATGCGTGATGCTCTGTCTTACTGTTTCATCGGCAGCAGCAGCTGGGCTTCCTCCTAATTTTCGGGTTGAGAGTGGCAATACCTACCTCGAAACATTGTTAGTCAAAGATTTGAATGAAACGGTGAAGCAGACTTTTAAAGATGCTATGGCTTGTGAAAATCTTATGATTACAATTACAACAATGGGTTACTATGAGTTTTTTATTCTTGATCCTCGTGAGCGTTTAGGTGCATATGGCTTAGATGCAGGTGTTTCTTTTGAGATCAAAAATCAAGCTTATGAAATTAAGAGCATCATATTTAAACCAATAGGGGATAAATTAGAGTATTTCACTACTCGGCTATATACTCCAAGCCAGTTAATCACTGGGGCTAATCTTGTGTTTTACAATCCAGACACAATAGCCCATGTATCCTTTGAAGCCTATCAACTGCGTTTGAATATTCAAGGGGAATTGCTCATTGTTACCGATGAGGAGGATTACAATCCTAATCCCGATGGTGGGGGAGGTCTTTTAGACTTCCTTAAATCTTTCTGGGACAAACTTTTGCAGTTTTTTAAAGACTTGATTATTCCTCCACCAGACTATTTTAAAAACTGGTTTGAGGAGGTCAAAACGAAATTCTCCGAGAAAATGGGCTCTCTTGCAACCTTTTTCGATTCGATCGGTGGCATTTTTGACGGTTTGAAAAGCAAAACCTACGAAAAATCTAAAGTAATGTTTACAGTACCAGACAATTCTATTTTTATGGGTTACAAAGGTACTTCGGTCGATCTTCTGGGCTTTGCTTCAAGTTGGCTTAGTTGGCTTCGTACAATCTTTAATGGCATTTTGGTGCTGTTTACAGGGCTGATATGTTACCGCAAGTTGATTGCTTTGATAAGGGGGTAGAGGTATGCTAGTCAAATTATTAATGGATATGGTCAAGGCTCTGATTCTGTTGATCATCAGCTTATTTCCTACCTTGCCCGATATGAGCAATCTTGTATCCCTCATTGAGCCTTTGGTACAGTTGTTTGTCAATATCGATAGTTTCGTCAGCGTGCAGCTCGTGGGTACTTGTTTAGGTCTGTTGTTTGTTTTCTCTAATGCTGAGCTGATCTGGAGTATTATCATGTGGGTTATTAAAAAAATCCCTGGGGTTTCTTAGTTTTTTGTTGAGTGTGTTACAAGTTGAGATCCTGGTCTCCGGCAGCTGCGCATTGATCTGTAACACATTGTTATTGATACAACGCTAACTATTAGAGGTATCGTAATGTTAAAACAATCTATTGCAAGTTTATATATTCCTGTCCTTGGCTTCTTAAAAAGTATCTTTCTATTTTTTCTTTTTTCAATTCTGCTATTTATTTTCTTATTTTTCTTAATCTTCTTTATTAAGTATCCTTTTTACCGTAAGGAGTTTCGGGATAGGTTTCTTTACAAAATCCATATTGGATTTAAGCCATACAATCTATTGCGCTGGTGGATCGTTGACTATCTTAACCGCCATCAAGACAGCTTAATCTTTAAACCCTACGGCTTTACAATCTTTGTTGGCCGCCAAGGAGCAGGGAAGACCATATCCATGATTAAGTATCTGGACGATCAAAAGAAGAAGTATCCTAATTGCTACATAGTAACAAATTTCGGCTATCTTCATGCTACCCATCGTATGGAAAGTTGGCGTGATCTGCTCGAAATCCGAAACGGTGAAGACGGTGTGATCTTTGCCATCGATGAAATCCACAGTGAGTACAGTACCAATGCATGGAAAGACTTCCCCGAAGCTTTACTTTCTGAAATATCGCAGCAGCGCAAGCAGCGCATTAAGATTGTAGCTACTTCTCAATCATTTTCCAGAGTGGTCAAGCAGATCAGGGAGCAGGCTTTCAGCGTGATCCAGTGTCAAACCTACTTTGGTCGGTATACTCGTAATGTGGAATACGATGCAGAGGAATACAGTAGCGTTGAAAGCCCTTACAAGGCTAAAAAGAATTTAAAACCTTTATGGAAGACCAGCTTTGTACAATCAAATTTGCTTAGACAAAGCTATGATACTTATGAAAAAATCGAGCGTATGCAAAAGGTGGATTTTATCCCCCGTACAGAGCGATAACCTAGGTTTTATGTATCCTTATGCTCCCTTATTCGGCTTTGCCGAAAAGGGGGCTAAGGTGCAAAAACCTAACCCCCCTACGCTAACAGGGGGGTATTACTAGCAAATGCAGGTGAAATTATGAAAAATATGATCTTATTTGACTGGTTGTCTTTTACGAGCAAAGTCCATAGTCCGCAAAATATCATTGATATGTTGGGTCTTGCATCTGTGTCTTGGCAAACACTAAAAGGGGCGCAAGGATATCAAGAGCGATTATACTACGATAAAATATCGATTCATTTTAATGGTAGGGAGGATATGGGCGTCTGGTGCGAAATGTCTGGTCAAGGTTGTCGATCCTTTGAAACTCATGGTCATGGTGATTACTATTACTTATTTAATGAGATTTTATCTCATGGAAAGGAAATGAATATCACTCGTCTGGATATTGCTTATGATGATCATGAGGGGATACTAGACATTAATACTTTGTGTTTGGATACATACAATCAAAACTTTGTTGCACGTTTTAACGATTGGGAAGTCATCTATAGCTCTAAGGGCAACAGCATTTTGCATGGTAGCAAGTCCAGCGAAATTATTGTACGAATTTATGACAAGGCAAAAGAGCGTAAAATGGATGATGATGTACACTGGGTACGTGTTGAGCTACAGCTTCGGAGAGATCGGGCAGTATCCTTTGCAAATCAATTTGTCATGGAGCAGGTAGGGGAGGAAGTCGATTTTGATCTGATCGGCAGGGCATTTAGCGGTGTACTTAATAATTACCTGCGGTATGTTGAGCCAAACCCTAAGGATCGGGACAAGCATCGGTGGAGATTGCGGGATTACTGGGAGCAGCTGCTTACATCATCTTGTGTGGTTAAGCTGTTCCAGAAGCCCGGCACAGATTACAATTTGGAGCATTTGGAGCGATTTGTTTTCAAACAGGCGGGGAATGCCATTGCTACATATTTAGAAATCATGGGGGAAGACGATTTTAGGGAAAAATTAAAGAACCGTGGTACTGCACCCAATGCAAAGTACACGGCTCTTAAAGAAAAATGCTATCGTGATCCCATTATACGGTAAAATATTGATAAGGTCAAGGTGGTTTATGATGTATCCTGTTAGCAGATGCCAATTGTTTTGTTTGTGTCGGCATTGCTTAAAATCGAATTGTCCTTATGGCTTTAAGTTTGGGGAAACACTTCAAACCAATTGTATACGGTGTATTAATCTTGGTTCTGGCCCTCGTCTTGATTGTGATTTCTTTAAGCCTAAAAGGGTACACAAGCTATTTAAATTACGCTATCGTTCTAAGCGCAAGGACAAGCAGTTTGAGCTTTTAAAAAAGTTATGCGATAAATTCGGCATAGATTATACGGTTTAATGGAGGTTATTATGGCTAAGTGCAATATTAGTTCATTTCGGTATACGGATGAGGTTTTGCAGATAATAGATAACTTTGAGGGTAATAGTCGTAATGATAAGTTTAATAATTTACTTAGGTTTTGTTATGAATCTGTTCCTGCTCGTCAACTCCAGTTGGATCAATTAGAGTCTGAGATCAAGGCTAAAAGGGAAATGCTTCATAACCTATCAAAAGAAGTTAGGGATATTGAGCAAATGCTTTCAGCTTTAAGAAATGCAAAATATTATATGAGTATTGTTGAGAGAGCTACAAAGCAAATTGCGGAAAATTACGAAGGGGCAGGGGAATAGAAATGGCTCATATCGCTTTGAATTTTGGTTTCGTACTTGGGGTTATGTTAGCCATGTTCTTTTCCGTAGTAACTTATTTTGTCCTTACTGATATTTTAGATTATTTCTTTGATCGCTATATTGATCCTAGATAGTGTGTTACAATTAGGAAGACCAGGCGCAGGCAGCTGCGTATTGATCTGTAACACAATCTAGGTTGATGCAATGTGTTACAATTAGGAAGACCAGACGCCTGCAGCTGCGCATTGATCTGTAACACAATCTAGGTTGATGCAATGTGTTACAATTAGGAAGACCAGGCGCCTGCAGCTGCGCATTGATCTGTAACACAATCTAGGTTAATGCAATGTGTTACAAGTTGAGATCCTGAAGCCCGGCAGCTGCGCATTGCACTGTAACACAAATGCTTGCGGAGAGGGAATATATTTGGTATACTGGATTTAAATTCTATAAAGTTTCGCTAAATAAAAATT